TGAAGGTTGTTACACTAGCTGTATAGCCAGAAGAACTATTAATCCGAGTAACCTCTGGGATAAGTTGATCCTTGGTTACCTTGAAATCAGGATTATGTACAACCTGTCGGTCTAATTGTTTAACTAGGGTCGTAAATGGTCCGGCTGATGGATCAAGCAAAAGAATTGAATCAAACATCTCAATCTTTCGACGATGGGCACTAATACCCTGTGTGCCGGCGGTTGACCTAGTTCCATCTAAAATAGTAGGCACTAATTATCACTCCTTAGTGATCCTACTGAAACGGAAGTTTTCTTCCTTTAGTTGCATGCAATATGCGGTTAACATATGCCTGCTCTATTTCTTCATCAGTAGGTTCGTCATTATCACCTGATAATGATTGTGTCCGTGCTTTCGGCCTACTGGAAGGTTGCTGTGTACTAGCTATTGATGTTGGCTGTACTGTTTGTGTAGAAGCTAATCTAGCAATCAGGTTTGATAAGCCACCTTTATAGGTAACTANCTCCTNGTTTTGCTGTATAGCTTCAACCAGTACCCCNGATGTCCAATTTGAATTAATAGCNTCNTCAACTATTNCCGCAGCCTCTGGGGANATTCCCCTAGCNGTAGCNAGTTCAGATTGTACATTATTCATCAAAGCCTGAGAGGCAGCGTATGTTTCCAACTGTGCCTGCACGGGTGCAAGTTTCTGATCCATCAGTTCTTGGGCTCTAGCCTCAGCATATGAGGCAACAACCTTTGATAACTTAACAGGATCATCTGCAATCTGTTGCAAAAATTCCTGATTCTGTGGATCATCAAACGGATTAGTCTCCGGTTCTTTCTCCGGAGATGTTTCTAACATCTGAGCAGCCTGTCGCCAGGAATTACGATCTGACTCTAATTGTCCAATCATAACATCCTTATCTCGGATTCGGTTTTCTGCCGCTTCCAAGTTGGCTTCTAGCCGCGCTAATCTTGCACTTACGTCCGGTAGATCATTGTCTACCCCGGTGCCGTCACTATTGGGGTCAACTGTCTCCCTGGTCTTTTCACGAGTATGCTGAACATTGGCTACAGCAGGATCATCAACTAGATCCTCAGTGCCACGTCGGCGTCCAAAAAGTCCGTCAAGAGTTCCCATTTAATCTCCCATATCTAAAAGATACTTAATTTATAGTTGGCTTTGTCTTACCAACGTTTGTCTGTTTTCGTGCTCCCGGCTGTGAATCCAAGGAGCCATCTGGTGAATTGACTGAAACCGACCCACCAGAACCACCACTTCGGCTACGCTTGGTAGCATGAGAAATGCCTTCGGGCATTCCGGGTGATAGAGGTACATTATCTGACATTACGTCTTCACCCCCTTATTTTCTAAATTGGTTTCATGTAACTGTACAGCAACATCAAATACCGATGTAACTAATCTGAAACCTTGTAATATTCCCTGTAAGTAATGTAGCTTGTCATCTTCTAACAATGTAGTACTCTTTAATAGATTCAAAATAGAACGCTCAGTGAAATCCTCTAGCTGATTAATACGAGCTAAAATAGTCTGTCCTAAATCGCTTGCTATAAAATGAGCAAACTGTTCTGCCTCTTCATTACTAAATTCATATGGAGAAATATTATCCACCACCTGCCGCTCCTTGAGAGTTGGCTAGAATATCTGCGATACCAGCTCCGCCTCTACTTGTTGGATTTTCTACTAAACTAGCCCCTTGCTGCTGTGTCTGTTGCCCTGTTGGTAGAGGTTGCGGCCTCTGTCCAACCTGATCCGGCGGCACATTAATATCCAGGAGGTCTAGAATTCTCTTAACTAGTGTCTGCATAACGGGATGTGTGGGATCTTGGAATAGCTGTCCTAGCACCTGTAAAGCCTGTACACTACGCTGTAATCGTAACTCCCTATTAATAGGCTCTGTTGCAGCCACATCAATTCTTACATCAAGTTCAGATCCCAAAACCTCAAGTTGTTCTGGGTTAACTGTTATGTGCGTTTGTCCCTCTGGCCCTGCAATAGCAATTCTTTGTTCGTCTGTCATAAACTGTTCATTAAGTGCTACTAACATTTGACCAAGAGGTCTCAAAGACATTTCTGTTAGAATCTGGAATTTTCAGTGTTACCCTACTACTTGCAGCTTGATTAAGTAGTGTAGCGCCTGTTGCAGTACCAGATGCACTATTACTCTGTAAACCCATAAATGGATCAGTAGCACCCGATCCCTGTTGAGCCCAGAGCCTAATCATATCTTCTTCTCTATAAGAAGCAGTCTTAGGGCCGCGAGTAAACAGTTCCTGAATATCATCCATATCCTGGACTGGAATCTTACCCTGTGGCATAAATTGAATATTTGCTGCCCATGCCGGTGAACCAACACGAACCTTAAACATCTGCATTACGTCTCGGATAACATTTTCTAATCTAAGGTTGTGAATTGCATTCAACTCAAGGTTGAGAGATTCAAGAACCTCTGGCTCCCCAACACCCAAAATCTCGCCAGGAAGAATATTATCTACTAGTCTAATATATGGCTTTCTGCCATGGATAAATGGGTTGGGGCCATTAAACAAAACTATCTCAGGATCAAGAACAACAACAGCATGTCTTGAATCTTCCCAGTATTCAATAACATCAAACTTGAACTGGTGTGCTAACTGATCTTGGTTTGTAGGAGAATCATTCCTGAATTCTGCCCCACGTCTATTCTTTGTATCTGCTTCCAAATCAGCTCTGGCTTTAGCTTCCCTAAGTTTCTTTAATTTATTTACAGCTTCTCTATCCCAACCTAAACCGCCTTCTTCCTTTGGCTTGGCTCTTTCATCAATCTCATACCATTCCAAAGTAGTATGCTCACATATGTAAGCACAGGTATCTACACTCCAACCATTAGGATCAGGATAAACATTTCCAATATCTAGTACATCAGCAGTTGGTGCATCATAAACAACAACATCCCGCTCTACATTATCAATAGTGACAGTCTGTCCTGTTTCCGGATCAGTCTGCTTAACAGGGAATGGTCGCTTACGTGTCTTTTTTAACCAACCCAGTTTTAACCATGCAGTACCAAAAATTAGTGAACTCTTGCAGAACTCTACTAATTTCATAGGCATACGTAAATAATCCCACTGATATTCAAGTACCTGCTTATGCAAACTAGCAGCAGCTATATCTTCATCATTGCGTGCTTCAACCTCAATACGTGGTCTTTGTGCTACAATACGAGGTAAGAATGCTTCAACTGTACTAAAGATCAGAGGAATAAATAACTGTGTTTGTAACTGATCCTTGGAGTTATCAACAAAACTACGGTAAAGTCTATACCAGGACTTCCACTTGGTTCTGTGCTTATCAACCATATCCTTTGAAGCATGGAAGCGATCAAGAACCAAACGAAGCATATCTTCATCTGGAATAATCTTACGTGGATCCGGGTTGATAACTTTAACAGGAACAGACACTAATCAACGACCTCTTCAAATTCTGCTGATTTATTAGCTATTTCTATCTGTGTGTTTTTAGGCAGATATTCTACCTTTAAGGGGGTAACTACAATTGAACCATCTAAAGGAAAGTCAACTACACGGTAATATTTCTTCACACCGTCATTTTGAATATAAAATACATCATCTCTTTGTAAAGTTCTACTACTTGTAGTCATATTTAAATCCTAACGAATGGTCTATTACTATCCACTCGGACTGGAGGTTCTTGTTCTGGTTGCATTTCCCCAATACTAGTGGGTATAAACTTGGGTCTCATTTGCAATAAATTTCTAAGAGCATCAACTAAATCATTCTTATATCTGTGTGGTTTATCAGGAGCTTCCCTATCCATACCAGACTTGGAATGTTCCCAAACATATTGCTGCATTTCTGTTCTAAGCATCGTACAAGATTCATGAATAAATAACCTCGGAAACACAGGGCTGTCTTCTAATGTAGCCCTAAGATGCCTCGCAACCTGTTGGATAGATCCGGCCCTGTCGGGTCTGACAGGATAAGTATGAACGCCTTTGCTGCTGTAGATACCCCGAACAGTTTGACCATCAGTCTTCGCTCTATTGTCGGCATCATGTGAGATATAGGTCGTAAAAATAGGAGCATTAGTCTTAGCCCTAATGTTCTCCGCGTGAGTATCAGCCAAAGTATCACGGACACGATACTCGTCGTAAATATAGATATCACCTTTTGGATTAATCGCCGCCCAAATGCATGCTGTCGGGTTATCCAATCCAATATCTATACTCCTATAGTGTGTCCACCATTCAGGTATTCTTTCAAGAATAGACTCATTATATTGGTGTCCCTTTGGAAACAAATAATCTCTAAACTCAGGCCATACAAGACCAGTATGATGTTCAAAACTAGCCTCATATTCCTGCTTGAACACTGTGTTGTTACCAAGCTCCCGCTTTTTATTAGCAATCCAATCTTTGTCAAGATATGGATTATCCTCTGATAAAAACTTAGAACAGGCCCAACCATTAGCTTTATCTTCCTTATTAAACCCCCGAATATAGTATTCAAATAACCAATTATGGCCTTCTGGAGTTGTAATCATAAGACATCTACCCTTACGATCCAACAAGGTAGGCTCAAGATACTTACTATAAACTTCTGACTTTACCTTTGCAGCCTCGTCTATAATTAAGAAATCTAATCCTTCACCAACCAAGGATATTGGGTTGTCTGATGACTTACCCTCAATCCATGATCCCCACTTTGTCCTAATTAGCATATTACCAGAACGGGGGTCCATTCTCTTAGCAACTACAACTTCTTCTGGGTTCCCCAACACCCCATCAAGAACTACAGCCTGCCAAACCTCTCTGAAAACCTTTTCAGCTAGAGGATATGACGGAGCAACAACCCAAATTCTAGTATCTGGTTGGGCCAAATAGTAAATAGCTTCCATTGCCGCTGCATGTGTCTTACCTGAGCGCCTGCCCCACACCGCAACAAAGAAAATCCATGGATCTGTAGGAAAATGTATCTTTTCCTGCCCAAAATGAGGC